AATGGCTAAAGAGAGCATGGCTAAAGTAATAGGTGAATATTCGCAGGTCGCAGAGAAGATGCACAAGGACTGCGATATGTCAGAATCTATGGTAGAGTTAGTTTCCGATATGGCTAAAATGCTTAAATTCGAGATACACGAATACCTTAACTCATTAAGCACCCCAGAAGCGGAAGCCAAGATAAGGGATTATGTGAAATTCAGCCATTCGGTGCTATTACCCCTTATCGAAGCCAAGATACTGCACAACAAGAAGCGAATAGATAAGATAGGCAATATGAAGTACGGTCTCGCACAGATACCAGACGATATGCAGGAAGAGATGAAGAGGTGTATGGATATCAGAGACGATATCTATGCCCTTATCGCTTTCAGGTCATTAAAGCATCTTGCGTTATTCATGGAAGAGGACAAGCCTTTAGACGAGCAGGACTGGCACAACGCAGGAACCCTGTTTGACGGATTATGGTTTCATGCCAACAGGATGATACTTGACGGAACAGTGCAGTTCCTTATGAAGCAGATGCCGACTGGTTTTGGCAAATGCCTACTTCCCGACACTAATGTATATACAGACAAAGGAAGAAGAAATCTGTCTGATATAAAAATAGGGGATAAGGTATATTCCATGAGAGACAGAGAACTTGTCTTAAACAATGTCACTAACATATGGAAAAGCAAGAAGCCTCAAATAAAAATACAGACAAGGGGTGGATTAGAAATCGTAATCAGCCCAGAACATAGGCTATACACGCAGAGAGGTTATGTAAGGGCAGACAAATTAATCACTGATGATTGTCTCTATAAATTAAGTGCAGATAAAGACTTCTTATGGGATAAGATAAAGACCATACAAGAGGATTCTGATATAGTAGACATGATTGATATAGAAGTAGACGGAGACCATAATTTTATCGCAAATGATATAGTTTCGCATAATTCGTACTCCGACATAGTAATGATTTCATTCATATTAGGGGTGAACATAGATGATGATATAATCAAAATGTTCGGAAACAAGACAAATATAACACCCTGCATGAACTCGCTTGTTGATTATATGACTTCAAGGAGATATGCTAAGGTTTTCCCATATTACGAGCAGTTCTCCTGCTCGGAAGAATTGATGTTCGAGACTATGAAGAAATCATCAGGTCAGCTGAAAATAAAAGGCTCTAAGAAGCCTGTCAATGTGCTTGTCGCTTCAAAGGAGACAGCCATAACAGGTGCAAGAGCCAAATTCCTTTTTATAGACGATATAACCCAAAGGGAAGATGCAGGGAATATGAGGGAGCATGAGAAGGATATAATGAGATTCAATGACATATGGAAGAAGAGGAATTATTACCTTGACAAGTTCAGGATAATCGCAAGCGGTACGAGTTATTCGGTAAATGACATACTTTCATATCTAAGAGGGGTATTCGGTGCAGGCAGAGAGGGTAATAAGATTACGCATAAGTATGTGGAAGTCGCCGAATGTGATGAACTGAAAGAAGGCGGCGAATCCGTATTCGTGAAGATACCTAAACTTGATTACGATACTGACGAAGCGACACATCCTGTAAAATCGCCCACAAAGCAGGCGAGATTAGACAGGGATAAAGACCCTGTGACATTCGCAGCAATGGATCAGCAGAACCCCTTGCCACCCGAAGGCACTCCTTTCGCATATAACAAACTCGACACATACGATGTCATACCCCACGAGGATTCAGACACTTGCTGGGCTTGTATAGACCCTGCAAGGACTGGCAAGAACTATGTTACCATGCTCATATTCAAAAAAGTGCCGATAGGCAATCTCTATAAGCATTACCTTGTAGACTGTGTGTATGAGATGCGACCTATGGATGATATGTACCCTTTCTTCATAGAGAAGATAATAAACCACAGGATAACTAAACTCCACATAGAGAGGAACACCGACACATCATTAAAGAGGACTATACTTATGATGTTGCAGGCTAAAGGAGTGTCATTCTGCGAAATATCGGAAGTCTATTCGACCAAGAAGAAAGAGGACAAGATTTATGATATGGAAGCGGCGATACTGAATAATGTGAAATTCCCAGTTCAGGGAATGTATTCGCCTAATTCACAGATGGGAACTGCAATGAGGCACATAACTTCATACTCATACAAAGTGAAAGTGGATTATGACGATGCCCCTGACTGCCTTGCCATGTATTGCGAGAAATATGTAATGGAAACCCGAAGTCTGCCGAAAGTGCAGATTTTAGATATAAGAAGGAGGAAATATTGATGGATAATCAGGTTTATATGACATTGCTGTGTACTGATGATTACACGAACGGGGTAGTGTATCTAAAGCATAATCTCGAAAGGGTAGGGTGTAAATACCCGTTGAAGTGCATAGTGGACGAGACAATCTCACAGGAAGCGTTAGATGTGTTGGAGAAGAACGGCATAGAGTATATACATAAGCCGATAATACCCATTCCTGATGTGATTAAGAAGAGGAACGCAGAGAGGGGGGTAGGTATTTGGAACACGATATTCCAGAAGCTTTGGATATTCGACATGACGGAATATTCAAAGATAGTCTATCTTGACAGCGACATAATGGTTATACAGAACATAGACGAACTGTTTGACAAGCCTCATATGTCATGCGTAAGGGATTCTGCCAAGATACTGAAAATTCCTGAATGGGAAGGGTTCACAGAGATAAACGCAGGAGTTATGGTCATAGTTCCTGACAAACTCGTGTTCAAGGAAATGATGAAGAATATTGACAAGCACGCTTCACTTCCTAAAAACGGAACTATCAGAGACATCTATTCAGACCAGTCGATAATAGACGAGTATTATTTCGGTTGGATTGACCAGCCACATCTTCATCTGCCTATTTATTACAATGCGTTCATAGCGTATCTTGACAGATATAAGGATTTTGACGAATCACAGTTGAAGATACTTCATTTCGCAGGAGGGGCAAACCTTAAATTCTTCCTGCCTAATTACAATCCCAAGTTCTTAGAGAGCCTGTCTGACAGGATGTACAAGTACGCTGTCGATTATATGGCGAATATGAACACGATAAAGGATAAGCTAATACCTACCAAACTTTCTGTGATAATCCCGCATTATATGGAAACAAGGGAAGTCATAAAGCCTTTATTCGATTCGCTGAATAATCAGAAAGGCATAGATTTCAGGGAATTAGAGGTAATCTTCTGTGATGACGGTGGGGATTACATAACAGACCAGTTCCTTAACCAGTTCGACAATCTCAAAATAAAGAGAGTGAGAAGCCATATAAACACAGGTGTTGCAATGAACAGGCAGAGGGGTATAGATGTAGCCAAAGGGAAATACCTCATGTTCATAGACTGTGATGACTGTTTATTCTCTTGCGTCACATTGAACAGGGTTTTCCAAGTATTCAGAGACTATCCTGACTATGACATCTATAAAGGGATGTTCTATTCAGAGAAAATAGTTCAAGGCACAGGACAGCATGTATATGAATCCTGCAATGACATAACCCACTTTCATGGCAAGATATACAACAAGTCTTTCCTTGACAAATGGGGCATAAGGTTCAATCCGTTGTGCAAGGTGAATGAAGATACATATTTCAATGGCATATGCTTCGCTTTAGAGCCTAAGACCGTTACCATAAACGAGCCTTTAGTCGTATGGACTTATAATAAGGACAGTTTATCGAGAAGGAACAGCCAAGAGATAACATTTACAGGGCATACGGACTATATAAGGGCAAGGCACATAACATTGGACTTCCTGTTAGACAAGATACCGAATAACCATTGGATGGCTCTTCTGGCACAGTTCGTTGCGATATTCTATTTCGATTCGCAGGGCAGTAACTGGAACAACTGCTTTATTTCAAGACCTGAACTCATAGACGAGATTGACGAGCATCTTTACCAATTCTATAAGAAATACGAGCAGTTCATAGTTAAAATCAAGCAGGAAGAATTTATAGCGAATTACAACAAAGTAAGAGTGAACAATTACACAAGCCCAGACTACATTGAAAGGGAGCTTTACTATGATTTCTGGGAGAGGATAATCAAGAAACACGAGGTGATGAAAAATGATTAAGAAATACTCAATGAAGCCTGTTCAGGTGTATGCTTCGCAATGGGATGGGGCAAACATCAAGGAAATGGAAAGGCTTCTCGATAAGACGAGCTTCATATGTTCTGTAATGAGGGCAGGGAATGTAGCTACGCTTATAATAGCGAAGCCTTCCGAGTTCAAGGCTTATAAGGCTGATTTAGGCTCATATCTGATAAGGTATCCGTCAGGCAAATTCGAGATAATACCTGAAAAGGATTTTCCTGAAAGATTCCTTGAAATGAAAACCGAACCTAAAAAGAATAAATAACAAAGGGGGTTGACACTTAACCCAAATAATAATAAGTTATATACGGAAGGGGCTGACTATGCAGATTTTGAAGTGTCCGAAATGCAAGATAGGCGATTTAAGAATAATGGTTATGCAGGGTTATGAGGTTGATTTCGACCTTGCGAAAGCGAATCAGAAACTTATATGCCCTATATGCAAGAGAAAAATCTCATATTCGGTACAGCCCATAAAATAATTTAATAAAAGTTTCTGCTGATGACAGGAATGTAAAACGACAAGTGCTGATGACACCATTATGGCACTTGTTTTTATTTAGAAAGGAAAGAGATGCTATACTCAACCAGTAGATATGAAATGAGTTTCAAGTACGCAGGGATAAAGAAACTGACCCTCCCTTTCACCGAAGAACAGATTACCCCAGAATTGGTTTCTAAACATTTCTCGACCATAATTTCAACACATACGCAGAACGCAAGGAAAATCAAGTATCTTCTTGATTATGTTGATGGAGAGTTTCAGCCTATTGATAATAAGACGAGGAAATTCGAGAGTGCGAAAGAGCATAACAACAAGACCAAGATGAACCATGCTTATGCTCTGGTCGCATTCAAAGAAGGGTTCATATTAGGCGAACCGAGAGAGTTCGCACAGAAAGCAGATGTGCTTACTGATGATTTGAAATATCTTGACAAGTATCTGACTGACATTAACTTCCTTTCAAAAGATTTGCAGATAAAACACAATATGTATGCCACAGGCATAGCGACATCTTATATAGTTCCAAGAACCTCTATAATAACCCAAGTAGGTGAAGGCAAAGCGAGATTCAAGACTAAAGAAGAAGGCTATGACATAGACAACGATTCGCCTTTCATTTACGAGTGCATAGACAGTCAGGACAATGCTGTGGTGTATTCCTCATATATCGGACAGGAAGGTGATGGAACATTATTCTGCTTCAACCGATATGACGAGATTGATGACAGAGGCAACACAAAGCATTTCTATAAGGTTTTCGCTCATGGGTGGACTTGCGTGTTCGATAATAAGTATAATATCGTGCAAGGCACTTACAAGTTAAGCAACCCTTATTACAATCATCTGCCTATGGTAGAGCATTCATACAACCAAAGGCGTATAGGCGTTGTAGAAATGGTTTATGATTTGCTGAACAACATAAACACCATAATCTCAAATTCCATTGATAATATAGTAGATGTAGTCAATCAGATCCTCGTATTCATAAACTGCGAGATTGAGAACTCTGATAAATACATTGAGATGCTTGAAAAAGGCGCAGTAGTGCTTCCTCCGACATACAGCAGCAGTGATCCGAAGATAGACAAGATAAGCATGGAAGTAAAGCATGAGCAGATAAACATTCTTTTAGAGCAGATACTTACAAGATGTTATGACATAGTAGGTGTGCCTTTAGCGAGTGCGAATGTCACATCAGGTGGAGATACAGGCGAAGCGAGGCTGTTAGGCGGAGGCTGGACTAACGCATACACGATAATCAAAAGGGATATACTCGCTATGGAGCAGTCAGACAGAGCGATACTTAAAAGGTTCATAGATATAGCGAAACTCAATCCTAAGAACAAACTTAACGAGGTTTCACCCAATCAGGTGGATATAAAGTACAACATAAACATGACTGATAACTTATTGAGCAAAACACAGTCAATTAAGTACCTTGTCGAAGTAGGAATGCCGTTTGAAGACATATTGAGGGCAGTTCCTTTGTTCGGTGATGTAAAGACGGTTTCTGCAAGGTGGACTGAAAACCTCATGAAGATAAGAGAAGAACAGAACATTGAAAAGCAGGAAGATGAAACGGCTAATCCAAGCATAACCGCTTGATGATTAATATAGGCAGAGAAGCCTTAAATCTCAAAAAGACAGAGAAGTCTATAACCGCAAAAATTTGCCTTTAGAAAGGCGGACAGAGAAGTCCTAAATCGCAGGAGTATGAACTATGACACAACCAATAACGACTGAACCTGTAAGCGAACCTGCAATCGAGCCTGTTGATGTAAAAAAGATACAGCATGAACTTGAACTCGCATTAGCAGAGAAAAAGAAACTTAAAGAGAATTTCGATAAGGCCGCTTCCGAAATCGCAGAGTACAAACGCAAGGAAAAGGAACGCATGACGGAAGAGGAACTTAAAGCGTCTGAAATCGAAGCATTGAAGAACGACTACAAGGCAGTAACGCTTGACCTGAACAAGACGAAGGCAGAAGGCGTATTCGCTAAGAAAGGGTGGGAAGAATCCGAATACAAAGGAGTGATAGAAGCCTTAGCATCGAATGTACCGCCTGAAAAGATGTCAGACTTAGCGACAGAGATTACAAGACTTGTAGAGAAAAGGGAAGCGAAAACAGCCGAACTTACAAAAACTGCTTTGACCAAAGATATGGACACGAAAATCAAGCAAGGTACAAAACCAGAAGTTTCTGAATTTAAGGCTTATCAGGAACAGAAGAAACCGAGTTTCGAGAAGAAACTAACATTTTAACTAAGAAGGAGCAATAAACATGAGTACACTTTACTTAAACAGACCAAATTGGTTAGGGAGTGAAGTCGGAATTGTTCTAAAGACAATCACCTTAGATACCACATTCGCAACTTATGTTACTGAAAATGGCAGGAAGATAGTAAAATCAGGAACATTCGTAAACGATGCGGTAATAGGCAAAGGACTGCTTTGGAATGATATCGACATCACAGAAGAGAAGAAGGAAGCATCATTGATGATAAGAGGCTCTTATGTAGATGCCAAACTGCCGGCGACAGTGACCGCAGAAGCGGCTAATCTCGCTGCACGAGGCTTGTACGCTTTTGCAGAAGGCACTACTACAAGACCGTCATTCGGTTCGCCTGATATGACAGCTCATGCGACAGTGACAGTCACAGTAGCCAAAGGTGACCTCACATGGACTTCCAACACATATGCTATCGCTTACGAAGTATCAGATGTAAACAAAGCGGTAATCGCAGTTACAACAGCCACAGGTTACACCGTAGCGACAGTAGCAACATACAATGTCAGGGTTCTTGCTGATTATATTCACTATACACATAGCGATTATGTCACAGCGACCGTAACGACATTAGCGTAAGGGGGTAAATTAAAATGGCTGATTATTTAGAAATGATAGATAAGGAATTACTCGTTGCAGTCAGTAACGATTTCGATTATCTTGAAGCTACAAAAGACTTCATAGGATTGAGATTCTTCCCTATGGTCAAGACAGAGAACATGAAGCTGGCAGTTATACAGCTCACAGAAAAAGGGAAAGTGCCTGTTATGGCATTGATACACGCCCTTGACACAGAAGCAAGAATAGGTGACAGACCTAATCTGACCGAAGTCAATTACGAGCTATTCCTTATCAAAGAGAAACTTAATCAGGGTGAAGCCTTGAAGAAACTCTTGCTTAACGGAATGATGAATCCTGACAAACAGGAAGCATTAAGAAGGATTTTTGATGACGCCGCTAACCTTATATCAAGGGTTCTCACGAGAATAGAGGCTATGGCTTGCGAAGTTCTTTCAACAGCGAAACTCACCATTGCAGAGAACAATGTGGCTAAAGTAGTCGATTACGGCTTACCTGCAACCCACAGAATGGCTGTAAAAGGATGGTCTAATCCTGCAACTAACATCTTAGCGGACTTAGTAGACATACAGACAAGGGCTAAGAACAAGATAGTCAGAGCAGTAATGACATCTAAGATAATGGGATATTTGCAGAAGAATACAGGATTGAACTCTTTAGCCGCTACATTAGGGGTAATAGCATCTGTAAAATTCGTAAAGGAGTACATCTTACAGCAGTTGGGAATCGAGATAATCGTATATGACGGCTCATACAGGCTTTCAGCATTGAATGACACCGAATACTATTTCTTAAATGAAGATGTCGTGACATTCCTTACAACTGACGAGGTATTGGGAAGAACATTCCTTACATACACGCCAGAAGAAGATGCAGGAATCATAGACAGGCTTGAAGGATTTGTAGCAGTTACACAGTATTCCACACCTGACCCAGTAGCAACATGGACTAAGGCTTCGGCTATCGCTTTCCCATGCCCTGCTGACATATATCAGATGTATATACTGACAGTAGGAGCGTAACCTGAATTGCAGATAGGGAAAGGGGGAAACCCCTTCCCAATTCTGACGGAGGACTGATATGAACGAGACCACAGTTAAAATCAGCATAGCGTTGAAGTTTCCTCATCTGTCAATGACTGATGTAGATGAAATCTACGAAATGGCATTAAATGACTATCTGAGAATAGTCTATCCATTCGATAAGAGCATAGTAGACATACCAGTTGGGCATGAGAGGGATTATTCGTGGGTGAAGGCGAGAATGATTGACATAGTGGAAAGGTCAGGCTGTTCGTCAGCCAAAGCCTATTCTGAAAACGGTCTCTCAATCTCATTCAGCAGCGCATACATCACAGACGAGCTTAGAAGGCAGTTAGTCGGAAGAGTAGGTGTTCCAAAATGATCTGTTACAAGAAACTCTACCTTTGCAAGAGGACTAACGAATCAAATGCCGAGATAGGCGTTTATGACGCTCCTGTGCCTTACTGGATAAATTACCAGCCGATACAAGGCTTCACTAATGTAATGCAGTACGGAGAGAGAGTTACCAAGATGTACCGTGCCATACTCAACTTCGACCAGTATGCAGGAGTGTTCAAGGAAGGCGATTTGGTCTACCTTTGCGGTAAGAAGAATGAGGACGGTGCAGACCCAGTCATAACTTCGACATACATCAACGGTCAGGGCGCAAATGCTAAAGTCGAATCAGTCAGAAATCAGAATCTTGCGATAGAGGTTACATTCGAGAAACGAATAGTGAGAGGTGAACAGACATGATGATAAAGGTTACAAGGAACAAAGTAGTAAAGGAGATACCCAAAGAGTATTTAGGGATTTACCTTAAAGCAGGATGGGTAGATGTGAAAGACGAGAAGAAGAAATGATTGTCAATGTAGAGCTTTCTCATAATTCTATAAAGAACGCAATCAAGCAACTTAAAAAGTTCGAGAAGCATTATGCAGGGTTTTCTTCGGAAAACTCTTCTATGCAGAAGTTCCTTGAAAGATGCTATTACAGAATTATCGAGATTGCTAACGGCTACATTGACAGATTAGAAGGCTTTAACGAGCCGGAGATAAAGACTGGTCTTAAAACAGGCTGGTCAATGAGCATTATCGGGGGTATGCTTACAGTGACTAACGATAATGACAAAGCAGTATTTTTAGAATTTGGAGTAGGTCTTGTGGGCGGGGGTTCGCCCCACCCACAGGCTTCCGAAGAGAACTACAATTACAACATACCTACAGAGTACAAGAAAGCGGACGGCTCATGGCAGTTCAAGACGCACAGCGCAGAAGAGCCAGTTGACCTCAAAAGAAGGAACTATGAAATCAAGCCTTTATACAGAGGTCAGAGGCTACTAATCAGCACTAGGGGAAATGAAGCAGGGCTGTACGCATACAACGCATTGATGGATTTCGTGATGAACAACGAAGGACAGAGAATATGGGAAGAAATAAACAAGGAGCAGGTAGCATGGATATAACTGTTAAAAAGACTATATTAGACGGGCTTACGGAGTTTATGGCAGAAGCACCTCTTAACGGACTGACTTTAGCAGTTGTAGGAAAAGCACCTTTTTCACCCACTTACCCGCTATTGAAATTAAGCGAAGTAAGGAATGTTCCAACGCCAATGGGTTACGGAAGATTGCAGAGGGTTTCATCTTTAGGTTATGAAATCAATGCCTATATGGTAAATGACGAATTATACGACAAAGAGGAAGCCGTAAGGACTATCATGTTTTACGCAGACCAGTACATGACGGAAGTCGCAGGATTGAGAAGGGTAAGCATGAACTATTTTGACGAAGAACCATACAGGGGGCAGGCTATGTACTCTTGTGTGTATTTCGAGAATAAGCAAATAATTTATTAAAGGAGCAGAAAAAATGAACGAATACACAGTTTACAATGATAATAGGGGGCAGACAGGTTATTCCGCTATGCTTCTTGTAAAAGAGCCAAGCGATACCCTGTATTCCATAATATGCCCGTTAGAATCAGTACCGAGCGTTTTCGGTTCACCCGAATCGTTTGATTACAACTTCCTTTCAGCACCTACAAAGGGAAAACTTGTAGGGAAAGAAGAACTTGAAACAAAAGATGTCGAAGTATTCTGGCATCGTGACAACGCATTGAGATTAGAAGCATTGCAGGGCAGAATTCTTGACTTCCTCGTAGTCTATCAGGATTATGTAGGCAGGGCTTTCTCTGGAACATTGAGGGCAAGACCTAATGACGCAGGGGCAGAGATACTCAAAGGAACTATGACTATCACCCCATTGTCAGCGACAACCACATCATTGCTTGATTGCAGGGATTTGATTAAGCCGACAGTATATTTCGCTTCAATCGTGCCTGACAGCATTGCAGTGGTCACCACGACAGCGAGCGAGATAAACATAACCACAGTGCCTTTCCTCGCTACAATAAGCGCAACTGTCGATAATTCAGCATTTACAGTCACGCCTACACAGCCTACAGGAACAACAGCAGGGAAGATAGCGATTACAGTCTCAACGGCTGCGGTATCGCCACAGTACGGTATTGTGACAGTAACAGTTTCAGACACAGGATATGCAGAGTGGAAAACCACAGTAGCAGTCAGTTTCTAAAAAATATGAAAAGGAGTTTACCTAATGAGTAACGGATTAAAGCCATACCTCATAGCAGACGGAAAGACCTATGAGATTACAAAGACAAGAAGCCTCATAAAGAAGTATGAGGAAATAATGGCAGAAATGAAGCCTTCTATGGAAAGAGGGGAAGAGATATCTAAGAATGTAGTTATCTTCCAAAGGCTTACAGCGCAAGTGCGGGAATTAGCGAAACGCCTCGAATCGGCAAAGGAAGAGTTCTACAATAACCCTACCAATGCTGATTTGAGGAATGCTTACAAGGTATTCAAGGAAGAATACAACGAAGCGTTTGACGAGATGGTCACATTCGAGAGCAAGAACAAGTCTGCTTCCGAATCCATGACCTTAGCGTTAAGGGTTTGGGAAAAGCTCTTGATTGAATCCTTAGTAGAACAGCATGGGCTTACGCAGAAAGAAGCCACAGAGATATGGGAGAACCATGTTGACGAGATAGGTGACGAACAGGCTTCCGAATGGCTATTCGCATTTTACAGCACATTGTTCGAGAAAGAGGAAAAGACAGACCCTTTTTTAGAGAAAGCGAGGGAAAAGCAGATGCAAAAAGCACAGCAGAAATCCTCGCTGAACAAGGTTATGAAACGCTGACGGATTTCTTCTTAGAAGAGGAACTGCCGAGAGCGATAGAGTACGGTATGCCGTTAGACTTATTCTGGCATGGCGAGATGACACTTATAAGTGCGTATGAGAAAGCATATATCCGTAGGACATCTCTTTTGGCATATCATACGGCTAATTATATGAAGACGGCTTTCGAACTTGCGCAAGGCAATGTATGGTCAGGCAAAAAAGGGAAGTACCATGAGATGCCCCCCTACAAAGATCCGATTAGGAAATCAGCCGTGCTTACTAAAGAGAATTTGGAAATAAAGCACAGGAACTTAATGGCAGACAACATGGAATTTCTTATGAGAAAGGACAGGAAGATAAATGGCGAAATATTCAGCAGGAACTCTTGAATTTAAGATAATAGGAACATCTGATGCTTCCACAGCCTCTTTGCAGAATGTTTTAAGCAAACTTAACATGATTAATTCCTCACTTGCCGTCACTATGAGAAGTTTTGACGGCTTAATGAAGTCTGCAAAAGGTTTCTCTAATGCTGACCTGAAATGGATAACATCTCTTTCAACGAGATTAGGAACTTTAAACAAGAAAGACCTTTCAGGGGCAACAGCCAACTTCCTCAATCTAACAAATGCAATAACTCCATTTATAGACAAGGTGCAATCAGCACAGGTTGCCCTTGTCGCACTTTCTAAAGTAATGGACAAGACTAACACAATGAGCGTAATCAATACGGCATTGGATTCCACAGCGAAAAAAGCCACAGCAACTTCTATAAAATCAACAAGTTTAGGAAAAGCACTCAATTTAGGTTGGGCTTTAGGCAAGATTTATTTCATATTCAACTACACTAAGAGATTCGCCCAAATGGTCACTAATATGGTTCAGAAAGCAGTAGACTATACTGAAACATTGAATATGTGGCAGGTAGCCATGAGGAACAATATAGACATGGCTGACGAGTTCATTTCAAAGATGAACAGGGCGTACGGCATAAGCGAGCAGAACCTGATGAAATATCAGGCTACTTTCAAGAATATGCTTTCAGTCTTAGGACAGATTAACGAAGAGATTTCATACGGGCTGTCGGAAGCCATCACGCAGATGGCAATTGACTACTCGTCTTTATATAATGTCAAGATGGAACAGGCAATGACCACATTCAGAGCCATGATGGCAGGTCAGGTAAGACCTATCAGAAGCATTTCAGGTTATGACATCACAGAGAACACCATATTCCAGTTATATCAGGATATAGGCGGAACAAAGACAATGAGGCAGTTGTCGCAGACAGAGAAGAGATTGTTGAGAATCCTTGCCACTTATCGTCAGATGGGCGCTTCTGGTGCGGTAGGCGATATGTCTAAGACCATAGAGCAGATGGCTAATCAGTTGAGGATTATGAACGAGTTAGGCACTGAATTAGGTCAATGGATAGGGATGCTTCTCAAAGGTCTTATAGAGAGTTCAAAAGTATTAGCTTACATAAATGCAGGGCTTATCGTAGCACGCAGGATAGTACAGTCTATGGCTGTATTCTTCGGTTATGAAACCCCTGATTTCTTAACGGACTTAGTTACCACAGTAGAAGAGGGCAACGAAGCATTAGACGAAATGACAGGCAAACTCCTATCATTCGACAAATTCGAGGCATTGAACAAGTCGGGCGCAGGTGATGTGCAGGGGGCGATTGACGAGAAGCTCTTAACGGCTATATCTCAATACCGTTCCATACTTGCAGATACTGAATTTGAAGCGCAAGGCATTGCAGATTCATGGCTAAAGACATTAGGCTTCCAATACAATGCTACTACCGAATTATGGGAATACGAGGACGGCATGGAAACCATAGTAGAGAAAATCAAACAGGCAGGTACTGGTTTATTAGGCTGGGGTGCTGTATTTATGGCAGTCAAGCATCCGATAGGATTACTGATGGCTTCATTCGGTTATCTTTATGCCACATCAGAGGATGTAAGAGAATCTGTCACAGGCATAGGCGAGCAGTTAGGAAAGTGGAAAATTGGACAAAAGATGTGGGCGGACTTAACCTTGATAGTAGGCACTCTGACCAAGATAATGGAATGGGTAGCCAATGCTCTGAATTGGACTATAAAGTTTCTTTTTGGTGGTATAGAAGTAGATGATGCAGGAAGCGAAGAAAACATAGGCGACAAGATAATGGGCGATATACTTTCTGCTGTTGCGATAGGAGCATTAGTAGGACTTAAATTTAAATCTGGAACAGGGTTTATAATTACAGCAGGACTTGTTTTAGCCATGAACTCGTATAAAGCAATATTCAATGACGATGGTGATATAGTTTATAATAAAATTATGTCTTATATCGCATCTGGACTTGTAGGTGCAGGAATAGGGGCTAAATTTGGTGGCGTACATGGAGCATTAATCGGTTTGACAGTTGGAGTTACTCTTGCATTAGCCGTTAATTCAATAAAAGATGTAATTATGAGCGAAAACAAAGAAGCGATATTAGTAGACTTCTTAGGTAAGCTTATAGGTGGTTTAGGTGGTGCAGCGATGGGATGGTCTTTGGCAACATCTTTATCTGCTTTAGGTGCATCTGCCGGACCGGTGGGGGCTTTATTAGGATTCGCAGTAGGCGTGGCATTATCATTCTTTATACAAAGCATTGAGTGGGGTAATGTAGCACAAGAATTAAGAAACATGGGTGGCTTGTATAGTGAAATGGGCTCGAGCGCATGTATAGGGTTTAACCTCGGCAGTAAAATGGGCTCGAGCGCATAGATTGGGTTTACCCTCGAAAGAACCAGTTCTTATGTAGGACCTGTCGTTAAACCT